GGAAAATTCCAAAAATTGCAAAATTCCAGCAAAAATCCTAGAAAATTGAACAGTTTGAGCCGGATTTTGGTCTGAAAATTGCAGGAATTGGGAAAATCCGAGGAAAAATCGGACAGGGCCACAACCTTAGACGGCATGGCTTCTATGGATTCTACTTGGCTTCTTTGGCTTCTATGGCTTCTATGGATTCTACTTGGCTTCTTTGAATTCTTTGACTTCTACGGCTTCTTTGACTTCTATGGATTCTACGGCTTCTTTTGATTCTATGACTTCTACCTTTATACAACTCTCTATAAAGAGCAAAAATAAGATTTATCCACGGATTTCTTTTTTCTATTTGATTATAACTGCTCAACTATGTTAAAATTATAATGCAACATGAAAATAACCATCAACAATAAGACAGGACAGTGCATCTTCGAAACTGAAGCACCTAGTTTCAAGGCTGCTGTCGAGCAAGCTGTTAAGCAAGGGGTTTCTTTGGCTGGGGCAGATCTCGCTGGGGCTGATCTGACTTCAGCCAGCCTAGATAATGCTAATCTATCTGGCGCCAATCTCTCTGGAGCTAATCTATCTGGCGCAAACCTAACCGGCGCTTATCTGTGCAGAGCGTATCTAGCTGGGGCCGATCTTTCTCGTGTTTTTTTGACCGCAGCCGATCTGACTCGTGCAAATCTAATTGGAAGCGATCTAACCGAATCATATCTAGTGTATACTAATCTTTCCTATGCGGATTTAACTCAATCATATCTAGTTTCAGCCGATCTGAATGGCGCCAATCTCTCTGGAGCTAGTCTATGTGCAGCCGATATAACTGGAGCGAATCTATCCAAGGCGAATCTGACTGGAACCATCTTCACCGGATCCATATTCTTAGAAGGTGACGTAGAACTGGAACTTGCATGAAAATTGTCATCAAAGATAGAACTGGAAAAAATCTCTTCGAAACAGAAGCAGACAGCGTTAAAGCTGCTGTCGAGCAAGCTGTTAGGCAAAAGGTTTCTTTGGCTGGGGCAGATCTCTCTTCTGCTAGACTGGCAAATGCTGATTTGTCTCGTGCTAATCTGGTCGGAGCCGATCTAGCATGCGCAGATCTGCGCGGCGCGAATCTATTCGCAGCAGATCTGGGGTTTGCCTATCTGAGTTGTGCTTATCTCGACGGTGTGCGGCTGGCTTGCTCGGATCTCTCTCATGCGAATCTGTCTTATACTGTTCTGAGTCGTGCAGATCTGTCTCAGGCTAATCTGTTTTGTGTCACTCTAACTGGCGCAAGACTTCGCTATGCAAACCTGTCTTGCGCGAATCTGGCTGACGCAGATTTGTCAAAAGTCGATCTTTCTGGCGCTGATCTGACCGATGCCGATTTTTCTCGCACGATTTTGTCTGGAGCTAAAATTATCAACCACAACTTAGAACTGGAACTTGCATGAAAATTGTCATCAAAGATAGAACTGGAAAAAATCTCTTCGAAACAGAAGCAGACAGCGTTAAAGCTGCTGTCGAGCAAGCTGTTAGGCAAAAGGTTTCTTTGGCTGGGGCAGATCTGTCTGGAGCGTATCTGGTTGCAGTCCAATTGGCTGGCGCAGATCTGTCTGGAGCGAATCTATACGCAGCAAATCTTTTGCGAGCTTGTCTGGTTGGAGCAGATCTGTCCGGAGCGTATCTGGTTGCAGTCCAATTGGCTGGCGCAGATCTGACCGGAACAAATCTGACTGAAACAGTTCTAGCCAGAACAATCTTCACCGGAGCTAGAATCGTAGACGGCGATTTAGAACTTGAACTGGCATGAAAAGAGCAAAATTTCTAAAGTTTTGCAAATCTCGCACAACTATTTTGTGAATCCTTGTCCTGATAACGCAACCTTATAATAGCAATAACTACATTGCTTTTTTGATTGTCTGTTTTTCTTGTGTGAATCTTTTTCGATCTGAACTGATGCTATCTTATCTTGCATACAATTTCTTGGATGTTGCTCTTTCGTACTTGATTATGGCTTCTGGTGTTACTTCCAATTCGTGTGAATATAGCTGTCTGTCTACTACGACAAAAGCAGTTTTGTTCTTTGTTGTGATCTCGAAGACTTCATAGGTTTTCAGCAAGTTTTCCAATTTGGAGAAAAACTGAAAATCTTCCGATTTTAAATAATCTTCCAAGGCTTTCAATTCTTGCTCTGCATTTCTAAGATTGATTCTGAGATCGAGATAGTAGCAAGAACCTCTCACCTCAAACTCAGGCGGTCTTCTATGAGAGGTACTTTTTCGAAAAGAGAACTGAAGTTTATTGTCCGGCAGCGGATGCACCGCAGTCACATTATACTTATCCAGCAAGGCTTTGAAATCGTCAACAAAGTTATCGGTAAATTTCTTGGTCATGGTGTTTCCTTTTTTTCGAAGAGTAAGAATAGAACAGGCTTGTTATCTGACGTTGACATATTGAACATCGTCTTGAAATTATACCCTCTTTCGGCAAAAAAATCAATCAGATTGTTTCTGAATTTCGAAAATATCGGCAAAAATGTCATTTTGTTCGAGATGTGCAAAATGCACTTATCGTCGTCGAGTTTGAAATTAATCATCTGCTCTGGATATTTCTGAGCAACCTCTTCTAGTTCGACGAAAATGGCGCTGGTTTCTTTCTTCATTTGCAATTGAACCAGAGAGTGAAGAAAACCGCGAAAAAAATCACACCATAAAGAGGCGAATCGAGCGCGATCAGAAAAGATCCAGAGACGACCAAGAACAATTGAAACCAGATCAGAAAAGTGATGAATAACTGTATCATCTTCTATCTATCCGGTTTTCTGATATAGATTTCTGTAAATGTAGGATGATTCGTGATAACGGCATATATTTGGTATTTTTCTTTCAGGTATTCTTCGATTCGTGCGACTAGTGCAGAATGTGTATCTGATTTTACAATGGGAACACGAATTACATAGCTATTTTCGGAGAATTTTTCCATGAATTTTATGCTGTTTATGGTCCAGATAGGATATTTTTGATCCATATGTTTGCGATAGCTCACGAGATCGTTTTCGAGTGTATCTTTCATTTTAAGCCTCTCTGATGAAAATTTCGAAATAATAACAACTCCACTGAATAATTCTTAGCCATATATTCGGCATAGGATTCGCAATCTTCTTCTATTTTCAAAGATTTGATTTTATTCATATTCACTCGATAGTAAGTTTCACCAATTTTCAATAAAAATCTTCTTTAAATTCTATTGCTATGTCGTTCACGGCTCCCTTTTTTTACAATATATGAAATAATTTTTACCTTCGTATTGTGCAAATTTCAGAGAAATAAATTTTCTCATATGTCTGCGTAGTCTTTTGATTTGCGAGTCAGACAAATTCGGTTCTATGAAAACAAGATTCAGAGAATGAAAATCTGGATGAGAGAACAATTGCATCCACTCTCCCTCTACCGTGGGCTTGCCGTTCTTCAGATGAAACTTGTATTGCTCCATCGTTTCTGTAGTTTTTTTATAGAGATAAATTGCAACATGTATCGCAAGCGAGGATTGCTCAGAACTTAGTTCCTGCAATTCTTTGCCAAGCCTAGAAATTGAATATTCCATTCAGAATAAAAAAGCATGAAAAACGAAAGATAGAACAAACAATATACCCAACAAAACCATCGTAGCATAGATGAACAAGCCTATTGATAGAATAGTCTTGGTCAATAACCAAAGAGCTTTGAACGGCAACAATAAAATGGATTCTAAAAAATTCATATCAAATAACCCCCATTACCTATATTATACCAAACTTACAATAGGATTGACAAAGGCTTTTTTTATTTAATCAAATCAACTACTTAGAAAGCAAAATTTTGTTGATCGTGAGTGGTAAGTGTGACGATATGGCCTCTTTTGCTTTCTTGAGTAGTGTTTCTCCGGTAGGAGATTCCAAGAATTGCTTGAACTCGCTTGGACTATATCCATCATCTAGTCTATTCATACTAAAAACTATCAACAACATATCGAGAGCCATCATTTCGACGCGGCTCTCGAAGGAGGGAATTTCGCTCTCGTCGAACGAATCGGTTTCTGTGATAGGAGAAAACGATTTCTTAATTCCTAGTATTTTTTGATCGTATTGGTAAACTATTTCTTGGGTAGATCTTTTCATAATATAGACTCAAAATATGGCTTCAATTGTTCCGGTGTTTCGGGCAATGGAAATAATGAAATTACTAAAACATCACAATAAGAAACCGAACCGAGCTTAGTGTGGTAGCCTTTATTTTCCAGGTCATTAATGATATTATTCAACTCTTTTTTCATTTCTGGATGAATCAAGAAAACAGAGTCAATTCTGACGGCGGTATAATTTCCTTCGAGGCGCTGCATTACTGACATGCCACTTATAATCATCTTTATCAAATCTTTCAGATTGTCTGCAAAAACATCTTTTGATTGACTTAATATTTCTGTCACCGAAGGAATACTGTTTTTCAATTCTTGCGGATCCAGTGACGGCGGACAAGCAACTTCGATAGTATCTACAAATGAAAATTTTGTCTTTATTTCCTTTGATATGGTGTTTTTTTGTTCATTGTTTAGCTGGTCTTTGAATTTTAGTGTTAGTTTTACATAAGGCTCACTGGAATAATTGAAATAATTAAAATTAATATCAGCAGAAATCAGAAGACCTGTGTTAATTAATTCGCCAATTTCTTTTTGTAGCTCGCCTATTTCTTCGTATGATGTTTTCATGTTTATGATATTAATTCATCGAGAATATGAACATTGAATTCTATCTTTCGTGTGACCTTGCCTAAGACTAAGGCTTTTTCTTTTTCGAGAGGCACAACAACTTTTGAATATGTATTTTTGCATAATGTATGCAATTTCATATATAAAATATGAAATGTATCAAACTTAAGTGGCTTTGTCAAGACAGTAATATGAAATAACCTACATTTCCATTTTTGTCCTGCATCGAAGGTTAAGATACATTGGTCATTCACTAAAGATCTTCTTACCGACTCTATTAAATCATCGGCAAAACAATCTGATAATTCTTTGAGAAATTTTTTACCACAAATTATATTCTGATCAGATGCCATAAAGCTGAAATTAAAATGAAAGCTATCATTATGTAATGCAGAAGAGAGAGTTTTATTTGTTTTATTCCGGGCTTATCTAGTGAAATGTGTAATGTTTTATTGTTCAGATGATCGGTTCCCCAATGATAAAAATATCCTTTCTCTCTCAGTTCTTCTAAGAGTGGTAAAATGTCTTTTTTAGAGAGAAAATTTAGCCATTTGTGAGAAATGGAAATATGGTTATTATACAAAAGATCATTCAATGATGATCTTATTTGTCTCCTCAGTTCGTCCAATTTTATTTTGGAATTGTCCTCTTTGGCTTTTTTTATCTTATCGACTGATGGAAAATCGTTGTCGATTAACGCACACAATAAAATTCTATCTGTTTTTTCTATTTCTTCTTGCACAAAGGTTATGTGATGATAATCAGTTTCCAGCATAGATTTTAGTTTCTCGATTTTTGCCCAGAGAGTGGCACTATATGGAACTGTTATCTGATAAATTTTGATTACATCATTTTTGATTTTATCGAACTGTGGCGTGCAGATAGGACTGCTTGCACCAGGAACATCCGGCTGATAAAAATAATCATAATAATTGATGATGGCGCCATCATTTTTTGCCTCTTCGAGAGATTCTAAGAAAAGAGAATCTTCCAGTCGATAATTTTTATTATCGAATTTATCAAAAAGTGACATTACAATAAATTTTTGGATCTCACATATAGAGTGACTTGAGTCAAGCCCGAACCATTGGTCTTAGTCTTACTTGCATACCTGAGGCTGAGAGTCTCGAACTTACTCAATTCCGCTTTAACCTTATCGACGAATTTCTGTGCATTAGCTTCTGGAATGCTTCTCGTGACGATCTTAATGCCTTTTCTTGCGTCGTGAATTTCCCCAACTTCTACCTGAACCTCCTCTACTGAGACATATTGGCCTGCTTGTAGTGCTTGATTGGCTGCATGTAAGTACGAATAGTATTCTCTTTCTTCTTTTGATTTCTGTTCCATCAGACGTCTCCATTTTCTATAGATTTTATCACTTCATATGGTGTAATAGCAGTCCTATAAAATTCCTGCTTACAACATTCTAGCATACCTATGATTGCATTATAGTCTTCGTAGCGCAAATTATTTCCTGTTGCCTTTCTGTATGTATCTTTGATTAGCTTGGTCAGAATGAAATTTAAATTTCCTGGAATTTCATTTTTCGGCGATTGTGATACGCTATCAGATAATTGATTCACTGAGTCGAGAAAGGGTTCTCTATTTTCTTTTCTTATATACGGCATCATCGTCTCCATAATTATCTTTCAATGCTTCACAGATATAATCGGCAATCGTCTTTTTTGCAGAATAGATATTTTTACTAGGCAGTCCTAGTCTATCCAACATCATTCTGGAATAATAAGTTGCCGATTCTTTGCCAGCAAAATCAACCGACTCAAACGTAAAGCTGCGGTGATTTTTCATTTTGGTGTAGTAATCGCCGATAGCGTTAGCTTTCCATTTGCCTATTACAACTTCTACACCCAGTCCTGGATACCTTCCAGAGGCGGTTCCTAACAATACTGCGGTGTCACTATTATAAGATTTAAACAAGACTGAATCTTGATCATATTTTTTCCCTGCTTTGAATAGAAAATCTTTCAGTTTACCTGTTGATTCTGGATTGGCAGCAATCAAAAACGATTTTTCAGCAACAGGCCTCTTGTTTCCTTTTCCGTCATCCTCGATATAGTATCCAGCTACAGGAACAAATCCAAATCCTGCTGACCGAATGTCATTCGCGAGTGCTTTAGTATTAAATTCGTTGCGCCTCTTTGCTTCTTCTGCTGTCTCGGTATCTTTCTTTCCTCTCGAAGCAGAAATCATTCCTATACTCTTTTCTTGAGTATATTGGTACATCCTTGCCAGATTTATTTCATTCAGTAAATGTTTTTTAAATTTCTTGAGCATAATCAATTAAATTGAGAAAATTTTCGTCTTTATTATTTATTTGTTCTGGATGAACTATGATTACACTCAAACCCAACTTCCGGGCGTGTTCAATCTCTGCTTGAACACCAACAGATTCTTCCCATCCGTCTAGTGCAAGAACAATCAAACCGTCCATTCTCTCTATAAAAGTCTCATCGAACGATTTCCAAAATTCCCAATCGCCCCTAATACCCAATTCAACCCATGAGCCGTTATATGCGATAGGAGAAAATACGAAAATTCCCATATTGAGCAATTTAATGCTATATTCTATGGCTTTATTTGTTCTTTCAATTTCGATATTTCGGTCTTTTGACGAAAAGGGACTAGCCAAATAATATATCTTATGTTTCATATAGTTTTTAATAACATGCCAACAATCATTATCCCTATGATTATATAAAATATAGCACAGAAAAAACTAATATAAAAATATATTTTATAATTATTGGTGGATGTCTCGTGCCAGCCGTCTCGCATCATTTTGGATAAAAGTGCGAAGTGAGCTTCAAATCCAAAAACCATCAGAATAAGTATAGTTATACCGAAAAGTTTCGCAAACACTATTTGTCCAATTTACTAAGTAATGCTAAAGTTTTCTCGTCTAGGTCTTCTTCCATTGCAGTCAATTCATCGATCCATGATTGTTCTTGCAATGTTTCTTTGATTTCTTTTTTATGCTTTTTCTTCCTCAGATGAATATCCGAGGGCTTAATCTTTTCTTTATTCATGTTCCGGTAACAGCTCTATTTTCTCCTTTTGTTGCAATGTGTCTTCTAGTGCAATAATTCTGTCTCCCATTTGCATTATGACATCTCGCATTATCTCTACTTGTTTATATATTTCTGGTTTGGTAACAAGTATATGAGGTATTATTTCTATTTGAAGTTCCTCGGGTATTACTAAAACATTCACCCCAATATCTTTTCCCCATTCTTTTGCTTGACTGGATAATATAGCAACCTCTTGTGAATTCAATTTAGCTGGATATCTGAAAACAACACATCCAGCTTCTTGGATCTTTAACAGATCCACTCCACACGATTTCATCACTTCTTCAAATCTCATATTACTTTATATTTTTATATTCTTCAACCGGATCTCTATGTTCTATATTACTAAAGAATGTATCTTTAATCAACTCTAAATTCATTTTATATGACGTGGGCTTAATTTCATGAGATACGCCGAGGACGAGATATTTTCCCTGAAAATATGCACTTAATTCTTCTGGATTTTCCTTACTGGTTTTACCGAGCATTTCGGGCATCAGGAAATTTATCACATCTCCTGCCCTTATTCGCGGATCTCCAGACATTGTGACCTTGACTGAATTTTTTAAAATTTGCGCTTTTTGCGAATCGCGAGCCAGTTTTACTTCTTCTAAAAAAGTGGGAAAAATTTCTTCATCTGCTGAGAAATTGGCATTGGTGTTTTGTTCGCTATTAGTTATAATAAGTTTTTGAATTGCCTGTTTAGCACCGGCATATCTACTATTTTCCGTGAATGGCTTTGACCGATCAATGTGAACTTGTTTATCGAAATTATCCTTCAGGCTATATTCTGTCTTTTTATATTTTTTTCTCAGCGGATCTATAGTAATTAATGTTCCTCCTCCTTCGCCACTCTGAATCGAGGCAAGAACATCAAAAGGCGACTCATTATGAAAATAATCTATATTATAGATATCTTTTTCTATTTGCTTGTCGCGAGGTCCTTGACCAGACCCATCATCAAAAGAATTTTTTACATCAAAACGTATATCAATTTTCGGAGATCTTTGAAATAATTTACTGACGGTGGTGAAGTAATATCTGTCGGTATCTTCATAATAACAGAAAAACGAACCATTAGGAATTCCATTGGTGCTCTCTGCACTCAGTGCTCGATGTGCAATTTTCTTGATTGCCGTTATTGGCCTTTCGTTCTGAATCAGATAATTCATCTGATGCATTGTTTTTTCAACTTCAATCGGCTTATGTGTAATATATTGATTGTGAATTTCTTCAACAATGTCAGAGTATAGTTTTCCTTTGTATGCCGAAAATACTCTCTGTGTCGTGTTTTTGAACGCACCTTCCGAGATGTAGTTGAGAGTGTAAATTTGACGTTTTCTTGATCCCTGATCTTGATTTCTTCCGGTCATTGCATAGATCCACATCTCAAAATCTAATGAGGGCAATAACCGTCCTGCTTCGCCGGCTCGTGCGGTTTCGTCTTGTCTCGTAAACGATGCTCTTATCTTTTCTTCGCCTATGAGCGGCAGCAATGAATAATAATCTACCGCATCAACAACGGTGATCGATCCGTGAGGAAGGGTGAAAATCGACTCTTCGTATGTGACCTTAGCAAAATGACCCAAGAAACTATATGTTTGTCCATTATATGCAATTATGTCGAGATAATTCAAGACATAATCATATTCTCCGCGAATTTCTTCTCCAGGAGTACCACGAGTGCTTCCAGTAAAAGATTGCTTTGAGTCAAATGCTACCATGATTAGCGAAAGAGGTTTTTAAATTCGTTTGAAATTTGTCTTAGGTAAAAAGCATCAACAATAACGATATTTCTTTTGGCCTCATTTAAATTAAATTCGTGCTCATATACACTAACAGCTCTTTTTCTGGATGCGGGAATACTATTGTCCAAAAATGTAGTTTCATCTATTACATATGTATCATCTAAAAGGTAATGATGCGGTTTCTCGCTCAGGCTTTTAGTTTTACTAACACTGCCGTACTTACTCATCAGATAAAAATAAAACTCGTCTGTTTTTTTAGGCCAGTCATGTACTGGATGAAAAATATTATTTGCGTAATATATTATCCATGTGTAGTCTGGATTTCCATAATATTTGGTGGCTATTACGTCGGCTCGATCTCCATCTGCTATAGTGTATTGATAATAGAGAGCATTTTGACTCTTGACATAATCTCTTACCTTTCCTCTGACGAGAAGATTAACTGCATGATTATCAGAATATTCTATTCTAGGAAAATATTTGAAGTGTATCATTAGTAACCCTGTTCTACTCTTTCTCTTGTAAGAACTTCCATTTCTTTGAATTGTAGGTTCATATTAATTTGAACGGGCGCTCCGGTTTCATCGAAAAATACAGGTATTCCCGATCCTCCATATTCTACTGTCATATCTGTTAATACTGATGTTGATATATTAAACATAGTATCAGCAGGCGTTCGTAGAACTATATCAAAGTTATCGGGATAATTCCACCATCTAGTTGGCTCTTGTTTGGGAACACTTGGATGCATAGCTTTTTTAAATTCATTTATAATTTTTTGAATTGTCACGCTCTCCTCTCGACTTCTGGCCATCATCTGAAAGTCAAATGAAAAGGTTCTAAACTGAACTCCCTTGAACATTAGTGCCATGTGCGGATTGACCGTGCGACCTTCTATTACTTGAAATTCTTGTCCGAAATTTGATCCGGCAACGTAATCAAGCGCGTCAAGAAGGTATTGCGGAGCTGACGTTTTCATTAGTGCACCAATATTCCTCTCGGCCATAGCAGAAAGAGCGTTGGATACATCATATCCGAAAGATTTATACTGTGCCAAAGTCATTTGAATGTCTTCCCACTGCGATCCATAATTAACTTTGATTGAGGGGGGCATGTATAAAGCAATCTTCGCTTTAGGCTCTTTGGCTCTAGCAACACCATCTTTGATAAAAAAAAGTATGTATGCTTCCGTACCAGGACTAAATAAGTCCTCTGGATATATCAAATTGTTGTTTTTGGTTGGTTGTGCGACCAAATTTTTGAAAAATGTAAAGTAGCTCATGAAAAGTAGATATAAGCCGTTAAACTACAAAAAATACATAGGCAATCCAGCTAACATATACTATAGATCAAGCTGGGAGTTTGCCGTCATGAGATATTTAGATACATCCTCGACGGTTGAACTCTGGTCCTCTGAAGAATTTACAGTAAAATACCTATGTCCTACCGATAACCGCCTACATACATATTATATTGATTTTTTCGTAAAATTTTCTAATGGCACATCATGGCTCATTGAGCTAAAACCTAAAAATCAGGTAGAAAAACCCAAAAAAACCAAACGGAAAAGAGAGAAAACATATTTGACTGAAGTAAAAACATATCTCAAAAATCAGGCTAAATGGTCAGCGGCACATCACTATGCAGAAAAGCAGGGTTGGAAATTTGTCATTTGGACCGAAGATACTCTAAAAAAGTTAGGTATATTGGTGATAAATAGCTAATGAAAAATCTTCAACTATTTCATAGACTGGTAGAAAAATCTATCAAGGAAAAAACCATCGATAAGCGAACAGAAGACAGCTTAAATTGGTATCGCAAGAAAGTTAGTGCTTTCTGGGGCGATAAGAATTATGTCAATCCGGCTTCGGTTTTTGGAAGAAAAGCAAAAGATAAATTTTCTGGAATTATGCCCGGAATGTTTTATGCGTTCAAATATGATCCTGTTGGTAAAACAACATTACCATATTATGATAAGTTTCCTCTAATTTTATGTTTAAAAAAAGTTGAGAGAGGTTTTTTAGGATTAAATTTTCATTATTTGAGTCCGAAGGATCGAGCATATTTTATGGATAAGTTATATAGATATCGACATTTTGACGAAGATCTCGGAGAGGTAATAAATATATCATATGAAGAACTCAAAAAAAAATTTTCTCTTCGGCACTACAAAGCGTGTATTAAACGATATAGATTCGGTCACATAAAAAATATGTTTATGCAAATTCATGGATATGAGTGGAAAGTCGCTCTATTTTTGCCTAGTGATGTTTTTAATGCTCCCAGATCTGTTGTCTGGAAAGATTCTAAAGAAATAAGTAAATGACACTACCAATAAGCGTATTAAAAACCACTCTAAATGCTCTTGGCGGTCCGGCCCAGCCCTGTCATTATCAGGTTATAATTACTCCTCCATTGGGAATGTTAGCGGGACTTTCTGGCATTTCTAGTTCTGGAGGTTTTCTCGGTTCTGTTGCTGGCGGTATTCTAGGTCTTGCTGGTGCTGCAAATGTTAGCATCATGGCAACAGAAGTATCTTTGCCTGGCAGATCTCTAGCAACTCAGCCGTTTAGTATGTATGGAACAACTCGAAAAATGCCTTATGCTGCTATATATGATGATTTAATGATCACCTTTTTATGTTCTAATAGTATGGTGGAGCGAGCGTTTTTTGATGTTTGGTTTTCGTATATTATGAACCCCAGACGACAATATATGCACTACTACAAGGATTATGTTTCCACGATTGCAGTAATAAAATTGGCACCAGATCCGATATATTCTGGGGTATCGGCATCCTTGGCTAACTACGCATTTCTCGAAGCATATCCACTCAGCATCGAAACTCAAAATTTAAGTTATGATTCCGACGGATTGTTGACTGTTACTGTTAATTTCGCGTATCGTAGATGGACTACCGCAATCGAAACGGCAGTGGGATTTTTTTCTGCTTCTCCTGCTGCCACTGATGCAACTCAAGCCTTTGAACAAGGATTCAAAGATACAGTTAATAACGATAAGAGTGTTGTGACTGATCTAAGAAAGAGTTATGATCAAATAAAATCATCACTGGGAAATTCTATTGGACAATTGGGAGATTTGATCACAAAATTCAATCCGTTTTAGCACTATATATTGATGAGGTTATAGATTATGGCATTACCGAAAATATCCACACCAACATTTGAGGCTGAGATTCCCTCTCTAAAAAGAAGGATAACCATGCGTCCGTTTTTAGTTAAAGAGGAAAAAATACTATTATTAGCTGTAAAGTCTGATGATGTCGAAGAATACGTAAGGGCAACGAAACAAATTATCAGAAATTGTATAATAGATGAAGATGTTGATGTTGAGAAATTTCAAATCTATGACATAGAATATCTTCTTCTTCAGCTTAGAATAAACTCTGTCGGAGAATTTCTCACATTAAAATTTCATCCACGAAAAAATACAGATTGTGTAGAGTGCTCCAAAGAAAGAGAGGTTAAGATCTCTCTAAAAGATGCCAAGGTCGAAGCGGAAGAAAATCACAGCAATAAAATTCAATTATCCGATAACCTCGGCATTATAATGAGGGCGCCAAGCATAAAGATATTAACTCAGATTGAAAAAGCAAGAATAGAAAATAATATAGATATACTATTTTCAGTTATCTGGAGTTGCATAGAGTCTTTTTATACATCCGATGAATTATATTCGACTGCGGACGAAAATGTAGAAAAAGGAATTGAATTTCTCGAAAGTCTATTGCCAGATCAGTTTGCAAAGATCGAAAATTTCTTCAAGACCATGCCTACTGTTAGGCAACATGTTTTGGTGAAGTGTTCGACATGTGATTTTCAGTTTACACATACACTATCAGGAATATCCGATTTTTTCGACTAGTGCTGAGTCACAACACGATTGAAAGTTATTACATAAATCAATTCGTACTGGCTCAGCACCACAAATATAGCATAGCAGATATAGAAAATTTGATTCCATTTGAATTGGATTACTACATAACAATGCTACAGAATTACCTAAAAGAACTCGAAGAACAATCCAAACAAAAGAGATAAATAAGCGGATGACTTCGAAAAATTTAGAAAAAGCAAAAGAGCAATCAAAAATAGAAGCTATTCTTGGCTCCAATCGCTGGCGGCATCGCAGACGCATGGCATACACATCACTGATTGCTATGTTGGTTGTAACATATTGGTGCATGTTTGAAGTATCAGAAGAGAGACTGAAATTACTCGATCAAATTATAACTTGGTTCTATACTATCATGGGAGCCATAGTCACCGGATATCTCGGTTTCGCAACTATTGACGATAAATGGAAAGAATCTAAAAAAGATGGCCCGAGACAGTAATTTAGAAAAAATTCTAGCTCAAGAAATGAGAAAAAATCTCGATGAACGAGAGGCTATCTATTATGGACTTGACAGTGAACTTAACCAAGGAAGCTCGGAAATAGGCAACCAGATAAATTCTATTCTAAAAGATGTGGTAAGGGGTGCCGATAAAACCACTCTTGAAGCTCTCAGGCTCAGAAAACAACGATTAGAGCAAGCAAGAAAAGTTTTAGATTCCGCAAATCTTCAAGAAGAAGAAATGCTAAAATTAAATGAGAATATTGCTAGGGTACAAGAAGCAATCACCCGAGACATACAACAACGAACCTCAATTTTCACAAAAGCTCGCGCTGCAATAACAAAATCTGCGTTTGGTTTCGGTGCATTACTGGTCGCAGTCAGCAAAGGAGATCCATTGGTAGCGTTCGGAGCTAGTCTTTTGGGAAATTATGTTAAATCCAGAAAAGAAAAAAAACTACAACAAGAATCGGAGAGAAGAGAAACACTAAGATCTGATTTAGAGGGATTTTCTGGAGCTGCCGCCAAAGATTTAATGTCAGAGTCAAAGCCATTATTAATTGAACCATCTTCATACGGAGAAGATTTATTTGAACGGCCCCTAAGAAACAGATCAGAAGAAAGCGATAATAGCATTATTGAAATATTGGCTTTGCTGCTAACAACAAATCAAAAAATGCTTACAGTGCAAGAAGATATTCTTGCGGCAAATGAATTGATGTTAGAAATGCAAAACCTCGATATTCAAAGAAAGCGACGAGGAGATATAGAATCGGAACTAGAATCTAGGTATAGTAGCAGCGGCAAAATATTTGCGTTACCTACAGCAGAGACATCAAAAAAGGGCGGAATCCTAAAAAACATTGGCGGAGTAGTCCAAGCGATTGGGGGGGCGGTGGGAGGTATTGGTACCGGAATATTAGGCGGTCTTTTAGGAGTGCTCGGTTTAAAGGGTTTGGTATCTGGTGGTGCGGGATTAGCAAAAGTGCTGAAACTAAGCAATTTAGGAAAATTCGGAGGATTAGTTGCAAGAGGAGCAAGTGCCCCTGTTGCTCTTGCGACGCTCATATTGGGTGCTAGTTATGATATTTTTTCTTCTTTATTTTCAAAAGGAGATCTGAGCAAAAGCAAAATTTTTCAATTTATCAACGGAGCCGAAGATTTTCTCATAGGAAAGATGGGCGGCATATCTGAATCTGCCAAAGAAGAGGCTCAGAGAGCAAGAGGATTGTTGGGTTTTCCGTTTGTTGGTGTTTTGGTGGGCGGAGTAATCGGCGGCATCAAGGACATGTTAGTACACCTATGGACTGGCACCCAAGAAAAACTTAGCAACAGTCAATATGTACAGGATAGCGTTGGATTTATATTCGAAGATGTGGCGGGATTTTTTAAAGGTCTAATTGAAGGATTTTTTAATGGGGTAAAATCTCTCGCAGAGGGAGTTTTCGGATACATTCCCGGATTCAAAGAAAAAGTAGATTCTATAACTGTCCGACTAAAGGATGCCATTCTTCCCGATGCACTAAAGCCGTCAGATACTTTAACTGCGGATGAAATATATCGAGATAGATTAATAAAAGAGATGGATAAAGCCGATAGTAATAAAGGAGAATATGCATCACTGAGTCAAGATGAAAAAGATGCATTGTTGCGACAAAAAAATCAAGAATTTCTTGCTCAAAAAGAAAAGATAAAAAATCGAATTAAGAAACTCAATTATAATACGAAAGAAAATCGTTCACAGCCGAGTTTAAGCAAACAAGACAACGAAACTATATTGTTGAATGAGATTGCTGCCGCAGGAATTACAGATCCAGTAGAAATAGCAGCGCTTATGGCACAAGCAGCACACGAATCTGGTAACTTTAAGTACATGAAGGAAATTCCATCGGCAAAAAGCGGTCTTAATTTTGAAAATTATGATTTTAAAGGCAAGGGAAGTTTGGGTAATATGGGAGCGGGCGATGGAGCAAAGTATCGCGGCAGAGGACATTTACAAATAACCGGCAGAGACAACTACACACGAATTGGAAAAATGATTGGCATTGATTTAGAAAACCACCCTGAACTATTAGAAGACCCCGTAATAGCAGCGAAAGCGTCTGTCGCATACTGGAAAATGCGAGTATCGCCTAATGTTAGCGATTTTTCCGATGTTGGTAGAGTCACTAAATTAATTCAAGGAACGAGCACCGATGCAATAGAGCGAAGAACTCGCAAATTTCGTGAATATTCAGCTAAACTAGGAGCCGATTCGCCTCTACAACTCGCTGCAAATTATATGCCGGCGCTCAAAAGAAGTATTGATTTGAAAAATATGAGTTCCGGAAATAAATCATCGAATCAATCCGGACCAGTTACGGTGATAGATAACAAAAAAATTGTTAATCAAAACATAAATCAAGCATCCGGCGGAGTTAATGCTCAAACTCCGCCGGTTGTCAGTTCTTTGTCGCCATCTGCTATCGGTGCGATAAGCTAGGATTTGGCAAGTTTCTTCAGATAAGAAAGATCATCATCCTCGTCTAAATCGGTATCAGGGAATGATTCCATATCTTCTTCGTCTTCTATCGATGAGGCAACTTGTCTGACATTAGAAGAAGCTATAGGCGGAACAGAAGAACCAACCGGCATGCCGCCCGACAATCCTAGAACTTTATCTAATCTTGCTTTCAGTTCATCGTAGCTTTTAAATGTCTCAGGAGCAACCAATTCTTTCAGTGAATACTCAGTTTTCCATAGAGCATCAATCTGATCGTCATCGCCTCCAAACAGTGCAGATGGCTTTGAAAAAGACGAATCTGCATAAGAAATATACCCGTCAACTTTCGATGCTTTCAGTTTGAAATTTGCACCAGTCCACGGGCAGAAAGGATTAATCGGTTCAATTTCATCAATGCCGTCCGATTGAGGATACATAACTTGCTCAAGTTTATCAAAGATTTTCTTGCCAAACTTGAAAAGAAATACTTTTCCTTCGTTTTCAGGAGCGGCAGGATCTTTCACTACGAGAATATTAGCAATATAGCTTAACTTGCGTTTCTGTTTTCGCGCCACTTCTTTATCAGCATCAGAACCTTTCCACAATCGTGCGTTTAACTCAGAAACAGGATCAGGAAGAGAAAGTGTGGTAAGAGATCGTTCGATATAATATCCACCCGGACCTTTGAAATGATGCTCGAATAGTCTAACGAATGGAAGGTTTTCCCCTTCGGGCGCAGGAAGGAATCGAATCACTGCTGCACCAACATCAGTCTTATCTCTTTTTAAAGACCAGAATCTATCATCTTGAAATTTATTATCTTCTCCGGATTTGCCCTTGATTTTTTCGAGTTGCTCTTGCAGCGCACTGATGCCTGCCAAACCTTTTTGTTGCTTCAATTTACTTAATGACATATGTATTCTCCATTCTATTGTTGTATAATATCACGTTCAGTTTCGCTTTGCAAAAAAATTTTTTTCATCACCTCTTTCATTCTCTCAATTTCGTCGGATGAAAGATTTAAAAATGGCGTCAGTTTTAAACATTTATGTTTATATGATTTCCATAATTTACCGTTAGTTCCAGACAAGTTTTTGTCAAACTTAGGGAAAAAATTCAATATTTCATTCATGATGATAAAACTTTCAATTTTGATATTTCCGTGTTTTACCATCCAGAAAATGGGAGGAATGTCATCATAGAAACTAAAGAGTGAATCAAATGTATCATACACTGTATGAGTATCCAAAAAATTCTTGATATACTGCATGTCTTGCTTGAAACGATATAGTCTGGCTTGATTGTATTTGCGCCATAGTATCATATTATTGTGAGCATGTTCTTCTCTCAGTTCTGATATATAACAAGCTGGATGATACATGAAATTAGAAACAAATAAATCTAATATATCTTTTTTGCTATATTTTCTGGCAATTGCCTCGAAGTATCCTTTGTCATGTCGTTTTTCGTATGTTGATAGTTTAACGGGACGTAGACCGTTAGCAGTTTTGAAATGATCGTAGTGCTCCTTATTGAAATGGAGCTTTATTGAAAGATACATTCTATAGACATCATACCCTGTCATTTTAGTGGCAGTTTCGCGTGTTTTTTCCCTCGATTGATCAAATTTAATTCTGTTGCCTCAACTTCCAGTTTATGTTTTATTGGTTTCGATAGAAGTCTGCCTATCGTATCAACTTCTATTTTCGCTTCAGCGCAATAGTGCATTATGGCATCTAGATATGAAATATTTAATTTACTGACCAGTCTTTCTATTTCATCCGAAAAACTTTGTTGTGTGTGTAATTTTAGGGACATCTTACGCTATTAGTGATTGCTCTTTCAACAATTTCAATAAATCTTCATCGCTCATATATCCTCCAAGATCGAATTCGTGCTTTTCGGTTTGAAAGATTGTCTGATCGTCTTTAATAAAATTTAGTTTACCATATCTATACGATAAAACAATTTTTTCTTCATTTGATGTAAGAGCTGTCCATTCGCTCGGGAAGCCGATATTTGTCCTAGATATTGTTTCTAATTTAACTTTAATCATGATAGAAATCGTCCTCAAGTAAATCTTCTTCTTTGAGTACAGCAACTAGATCTTCATGTGTCATAAAATTTGAAAAAGTATCTTGACTGATTCTGCCTGCAAAAATTATATGACCGTCATCTGGATTTTCTAGTCTGTTGTTTATTTCGTTAGAAAGATATATGATTAGGCTTCCGTGTTGATATATGATTCGTATAAAATGTCCAGTATGCACTTGGCCGAGCCAAATACTAGGATTAGAGAAATTAATTCTCATCAATTTCTCAGGATTAATTCTAATCATAGATCCAATTCTGATCTGAATCCAATAAAAACAGGGAATCTTGGCAAATCGAGCATACCAAGTTCCTGATACTTATACTTTATAATCTTATTTAGATATTTTTCTTTATTTGTCCATATCTCTTTACGAAGATCGTCGTCGAAACCCGAACCTATATTAAAAACTTGTCCTGTTTTGATATTTTTCACAACGAGCGCGCCGAGCGTGTCAGATGCAACTAAGCCATCTTTTTTGCTGGATCTTTTTGACAATCCCAGTTCGTCTT